TTAGAGAATTTCTTCAAAAAAGGATTCGAATTTCTCCTTGTTTTTACGTCTTCTGTCTTCTGTTGCGCTTGCATATTCATACGATTGTTTAATACTTGCATGTCCGAGTTGATCCATTATATAAATTGGATCAGCTTCAGAAAGTGTAAAGAAATCAGATCGGATGTGTCGGAAACTGTGAGTTCTTATTCTTGGTACACCAGCTTTTTCGCACCAGTATTTTAAATATTTATTGATTGCGGAATTTGAAATAGGGTAAGTGTTGTTAGTGACGAACAATAGATTATGAGGATTAAGTAATTTTCCACAGAGTATGTCTTGCGCTTGTACTGTCTTCCATTTTTTAAGAAAGGTAAAAAGATTCTTGTGTACATCAATCTTTCTATTGCCCGAGATAGTCTTTGTTTCTCCAAATCCAAAGATGCCGCGATCGTATTTAAATGCCTCGTCTATAATAATTTGTTCATTTTCTTCGTCAATATCAGAATTCCACTTTAGCGCAGCAACTTCTTGATATCTTGCACCCGTATAAAATTGAACCAAACAGAAATACTTTGCGGCTGTGTCAGAAGCCTCTAAAATCGTGTTTTTAAGCTTTTGAGCGTCGGACTGGGAAAGAGTCGTCTCGGTTAAATGGGTAGCTTTACGACCTGTTATCGTGACGTTTCTGGTCGGGTTCGTTCGAATATAGTTCATGTCTATTGCTTCAAGCAATGCTGTTTTAACAATTGTATGTTGATCAGCTACTGTAGTTTTTGATAACCCTTGTCTATTCGGACCATCGGGTGAAGCTAACCAATTAATATAGTTTTGATATTCATACTTGGTTAGACTATTTAACGTCTTTTTACTCCCAAAATATTCTTCAAGATATTTTGCTGCCAACTCATACTTGTAAACTCGCCCGAGACTAATTTTATCCCTTTTAAAAGTATCGATATATTTATTAAAGTAGGTAATGAGCCCGATTTTATTCATATTTTCTCCACTCATTAACTTGCTTAAAAAATCAGTTTCTTTTTCTTTTACATCCGCACGAGTTTTTCCTGTAAAATTTTTTTCACTCCATTCATTGGTGAAAGGATCTTTATATCTAGTTCTTATTTTCCATTTTCCTTTTTTTATCATTTTAGGTTCTGCCATTTTTTGCAATCCTTTCTGATAATGAATTTAAAAATCAGATTTTACTTTGTTTTTTAAATAACACGCTAAAATTTTATTTAAAAAATCTGATAAAACTAATTTGAGTCAAACGTATGTTCTTGTGTAATCGAAAAGAAAAGCCCGAAGGCTCTTTTTGTGGTATAATTGGATGGTATATTTATCATCCAATTATGAGGTGTTTTGTATGACTGATAATGACAAGATAATTCATTTAGAAAACAAAATAAAAACTTTAGAACTTCAACAAAACCAACTAATAAAGATTGTTCTGCATAGTACACCAGAATGGGCTCAAGAATCATTAAAGGCTGCCAAATCTGCTGGATTGGTAGAATTACCATTTATGGGAATCAGTAGCGATGGATCTTATGATTTCTATAGAATTCTTGATCTTTTATATAGATTAAAACTACTCTAATAGTGATTTGAAGTTCTCAACTATTTCGTCCAAGGAGTTTATTCTCGTATCTAAAGCCAATCTGTTAGAAAGTGATGGACTCTTCTTGTCTATTTCATCCTTTGTAACATTATGCCAAAGAGGGAGGATCATTTGTCTTCCAGTTGAGCTCTCTTTGTTTAAAATTCCGTCTAATTCATACCCAGTCCAATACTTTTGAATATATTTCGAAGATAAGACGACTAATCCGAATTTTGATTTAACTAGTCCATTGTCAATTGATTGACGAAGTGTTTGTCCCCATCCAATGTTACTTTTGTCTCGCCAAACAGAAAACTCAGCATTTTTAAAGGATTCTTCCAATTTATCAACATATTCTGAATCCTCAGATGCATAAGAAATGAAAATATCAAACTCCTTGTCACTTAAAGAAGGATCATTAAGTATTTCAGATTGAACTACTTTTATCTCTTCGTTTTGAATTTGTTTCATTTTAGTTATCTGTCTGTCATATGAACGTTTCAAATCTTTTTGGAACTTCTCACTTTCTTCAGTTCTTGCTTTACTAAGTTTCACTTGCGTATCTCCAAGTTCTTTTCTCTTTTTAGCAATCTTTCCTGAAATATCAGCAATTTTACTCTTTGAACTAACAGATTTTTTCGTTTCTGATTCAATTGTGCGTTCTTTTGAACGGATAGTGGTAGCTACTTTTGAACGACTGATAGTAGCTCGACAATCAGCGATTTTTTTATCTGCATCCGAAGCTTTCTTTTGCTCACTTGCTAGATTTTTTTCTAATCGATTAATATCGTTTAGTAATGTCTTTTCTTTTTGTTGTAATGAACTTATTGACATATATAAACTCCCTTCATACCGTGCATACACGGTTATTTTTATTCCCCGAACCGGAATCGAACCGGCAGTGCCAGGCGGGGAGAAAGCCCGAAGGCTAGTTTTATATTGATGTGCAGAAATGAGTTAGTAGGAAATCAATTCCACAGTTCCGCTAGTGGAACCTGTGGGCGTAATATGAATTTCCACATTTGCCTTTCTCTTTGCATTTGCTTCGTTTGCAATAGTGGCTTCAACTTTCATGTACCAGTTTCCATTATTCTGTGTCCAGGGTTGAATGACCCCTAAAATAGTGTGCATTTTACTACCTTTATAGGGATATGTTTTATCAAATTGTTGTTGAGCTAACTCATCTAATGTTGTTTGTTGCTCTGCAGTTGGTTCGTCAGACAAAATAGTAATATCATCAATAATTTCTTTCATTGATGATGTTGAAGAACTTTTTTCAGCTTGTTCATCTTTAGTCGAAATGATATTCTTTTTACTATCGCTAGCTGATGTTTTCTTCTTTCCAGTTCCATCAAAATCATGGTCGGAGTAGCCAACTATTATAGTAGATCCTTTGTCTGCGTAAAACCCATATTTATCGCCAACTTTGTCAGTGTCATAGTATTCAACACTAGGTTGATCGGTGATGACATCATCACATTCACCTTCCTTAAGGTAATGTTTATTAATAGATGCTGAGTCATCAAAATTTGATACCACAAAATTTGGCTTGAGATCAGCAGCTTTAAACAATTCTGTCACTTCCTCTTTAGTTTTGAAATAAGTATCAGGAATTTTAACTTTTCCTTTCAGAACCTTATCTGCATTTATCGCCAGTTGCTCCTGTTCTCTTTCTTTGGCTTTGCTATTAAATTGACTTTTAACTTCATACAAGCCTATCGCAATGATACAAATAATTATTCCCCAAACCCATTGCCTTTGTAGTAGTGGTTTTTTCATAACATCCTCCTTAATATTCAACTAAACTTCTCAAATGCTTCTCAATAATAGAATAAAATTCCTCATTTAACTCAAAATAGTTTGCAACAGTCGTAACATTCAATCGATCTAGTTCTGGGAATTGTTCCAAATAGAACTTGCATAAAACGTAGATTCCTTCTGAATCAGCTTCTTGCTCAAATCGCCCTTGTGTTCTTTCAGAGCAATTGTAGAAAGCTTGGATGCCTTCGTGTTCAGTACAATGAACTAATTCATGGGCGCATATAAAGTAAGAGAACTTACTTCCTTTAATACAAGATGAAATAAATAATACTTTGAGTTCTGGAACTGCAAGTCCGAGTCTCTCACCCGGAAGATCGTCGGTAAATATAACTTCGAAATCTAGACGAAATGCTAATTTGAACGGATTGTAAGTTCGAGTCCAAGAAAAGATCTCTTCTAAATCATAAACTATAGACAGCAACGAATCACACTTTCTATTGGTTATTTTTCTCTTGTTTTTGTTTCTTTCTCCAGAAGTAGCTTGCTATCAAGTCATTTATTTGTTCGCGATCTTCTTTAGTGACTTCTCCAATATTGCCATAAGCCATCCCAGCGTCGGACTCCAAAATTTTATCTAATTCGATTACTTGATCATTAGAAGCCCATTTGGGAGTGTGTTTTTTTCCAAGCAGATAGTCAATAGAGACTTCAAACAATTCAGAAAGTTTTGTTAGAGCTTCAGCGTTTGGTTCTGCACGACCTACTTCCCAACTTCCGATTGTCTGCTGAGATACGTTCATTTTATTTGCTAGATCACGTTGGGTCCAACCGCGATCTCTCCTTAATTCTTTAATTCTAACATCAAGCATCACAGAAACCTCCTTACAAAATGAGTATATACTACAAAGTGTAGTAAAAAAAGATTAAATCCATAAATACAAAAAAAAATAGTAAAAATTGTTGACTAACTACTTTTTGTAGTATAATATTACCACATAAGGTAGTAAGAGAGAGAGGTGGAAATATGGATAATAAATTAAATGAGGTTCGGATGTCTCGAAATGTTTCGCAGGAAAAATTGGCTTCTTTACTGGAAGTATCGCAAAAAACTGTTAGTTCATGGGAAATTGGTCGAACAACCCCTAAACCTGCACAAATGCAACATTTGGAAGATATTTTTAATGTGCCCAAGGAAGAAATTTTTTTTAAAGCTTTCAACTACAAAAATGAGTTAAATAGTAAAAAGGAGGTGGTCTGATGAAGTTCAGTCAGTATTTAATTCGTAAAAGAATAAGGAAGCTCGAATCAGCCAGAATTGACAAAGAATTGAAAGAAATACGTAGGTATCTGGAAGAAAGAGCTCCTTTCGCAAAGAAGTGGAGAACTTCTGACTAGTTACGGAGATACATCTGCATATGGCACTTTTTGATTAAACATCTTTTCAGTTTTTTCAAGAGCGGATTTACTAGAAAGAATTTCTCCATAAGTTTTGATATCTTCACTATCGAAATTTCCACTTTGTAAATGGTCTAAATAATTGAGTAATGCATTGTGTATTGCTGCTAGTTCTAATGCATTAAATTCAGTTTTATCGGACATATTTTCACCACCTTTCATAAACTGCTTATCAAAGGTGGTGACCGAACAAAAAGAGAACAGGAGGTGGCAACATGACGAAACAAGAAAAAATAGAGTTCATTCTAAAACGTTTAGGAGATCGATTGACAAAAGCTTATTTAGAAACTAAATCTGACCAATTTATCAATCAATTATACGAAGTTGAAAGTCAAAATGACGATCGTTTGATTGAAGAAATGATGTTCTCCTTCTAGTAAATAGTTTAAAGCATTGAACTTGCTGAATAATAGTCCGACAAATAAGAAGGGAGTGATAAGAAGTGAAAGCTAAATCAACATCAAGGAAGATTCCTAAAGAGATTAATCAGTTTTTGAATAGAACCGGAATTACAAAACGGGAATTGTCTAGAGAAATGCACGTCGTTGCTCAGACCATAACTGATTGGACAAAAGAAGATGGCACAGCGAAAAATGTAACCGCGGAAAATGCAGTTAGATTAAACGACATTGCAAATGATTCAACGTTGGCTCAGGTTATCGGTTATTACTATTTAGGAATCCCACCATCAATGAATGGTGAGTATCGTCTTGATATATCTTATTTAGATGATTTAAGAGAAGTCGAAGAAGATGAGCGAGACGACAAGCAGAAGGATAAAGAATTAAGACGCATTTTATGTAAATCCAAAAATTTGGATGAATCAAGTTATGACAAGGTTCTCGATTTAGCAAGAGAACAGGCGGAAGTATGTATCGTGAACAATCAATACCTTTTTGCTTTATGTGATCTTCTAGAATTGAGCATGATGGATTTAACGGAAATGTTTATGCAACGTTGGATTTCAGAGGGATATTTTGGAGGTGAGTCAGCATGACAGAAAACGAAGTAGCGTTACAACGATACGCAATTAGAATCTCAAAAAATCTTCGTCTATTGATGGTCAAAGAGCGAGTGATGAAAAATACAGAGTTAGCGAAAAAGTCAGGGGTTTCGGAAGTAACTATAAGTTCTATCAAGAATGATTATAAAGGAAATTTAAGACCGGGTTATAAAACGCTTGTTTCATTAGCGAATGGTTTAGATGTGGATTTGACGGAATTACTAAAGGAGGCGTAGCAATGCGAAAAATCAAAATCATTAGAGGCTTTGGAATCACATTTGTAGCCGGACTCATACTCATGCTTAAACTCAGCTCGATTCAATCTTTAAAAGTCTTACTCATGATCATCTGTATTGTGGCCGTTAGCGCATTGGTTCCTACGACAATGATTTATGACGAGAAAGAGTATGATCAGCGGACAAAAAAAGAGACTTACTAGCCAGCAAGCAAGAGTAAGTCAAAAACGAAATACATTATAGGAGGATTATACCATGCTAACAGAAAAAGAGAAAGCGGCATTAGACAGATATATTACTTCTCCTCCTGATGAACCCAAGGAAGAAAAAAGTATGGAAGGCTGGGACGACGATGAAGAATAGTGTTTCTACATTGGATATGAGTACCGAGCAATGGTTACAGAATCGTCGGAAAGGAATCGGTGGGTCTGATGTCGGTACTATTCTTGGGTTGAATAAATGGAAATCGCCCTATCAGCTATGGCTTGAGAAAACAGGGCAAATTGAACTAGAAGAAACCGACAGTGAACCTGCGTACTGGGGAACGACATTAGAACCACTGGTAGCAAAAGAATTTACTGAACGGACTGGTAAAAAGGTCAGACGTCGAAATCAAATATTTAAACATCCGAAATATCCATTTTTAATAGCAAATATTGATCGAGATGTAGTTGGAGAAAATGCGATTTTGGAGTGCAAAACTGCGAATCCATTTTTGCTCAAAGAATGGGATGGTGACGAAATACCAATGAGTTACCTTTGTCAAATCCAACACTACATGAATGTTTTAGATCGTGATTGTGCGTATGTAGCTGTATTGATTGGCGGGCAACGATTTATTTGGAAACAGGTCGATCGTGATCAAGCGTTGATTGATATGATCACTGAACGGCTTGTTGAATTTTGGGAATACAACATCTTAGAAGGATGTGAACCGCCCATTGATGGCAGCGAAGCGACCACAGAGTTCATAAAAGATCGCTATTTAGAAGAAGGTAAGGAAGAGATCACGCTTTCCAGCGAGTTTGATCTTCTGATTGAGAGTAAGAAGCAATTGAAGGAATCTGAAAAAGAAATAAAGACAAAGATTAAGCAAATTGATAATCGCATCACATCTGAACTAGGGAAACGTGATGCGGCTATAGGAATTACCCCAAAGCACATTATTTCTTGGAAATCACATGAGCGTACAATATTGGGTCGGGCGCAACTGGCGGAGAAGTATCCAGAAGTCGCCAAAGATGAAAGTATTTATAAAACTACTAGCTATAAGAAGCTAGTAGAGAAGGAGATCAAATAAATGGCAACGAATGACACACTAAAAAATCAATTAAGTGAGCAAAAGAATCAAGAAGTTAACGCACAGTCGTTGGGGTTTAAATCCTTAATGAATACCCCGACCATGAAGAAAAAGTTTCAAGATATTCTTCATGAAAAATCAGATTCGTTCATGGGTTCTCTCATGACATTGGTTGGTGGAGATAACTATCTAGCCAAAGCTGAGCCAATGACGATTATTGCGTCAGCGTTAAAAGCAGCAACAATGGATCTACCGGTTGATAAGAATCTTGGATATGCCTACATCGTTCCTTTTAATCGAAGAGAGAAACAAGGGAATCAATGGGTGACTCATAATGAAGCGCAGTTCATTCTAGGATATAAAGGCTACATTCAGTTGGCTCAACGATCTGGACAGTATAAAGCGCTGAATGCACTAGAGGTTTATGAAGGACAATTGGTTGAGTGGAATCCTTTAACTGAGGAATTCACCTTTGACTATTCAGCAAAGACATCAGATGAAGTGATTGGGTATGTCGGCTTCTTTGAACTGTTAAACGGCTTCAAGAAAACCGTTTACTGGACGAAGCAGGAAGTCGAAGCTCATAGGGTTAAGAATGCTAAGGGCAAGGATAAAGCGAAATTAACCGGTGCTTGGGCGGACAACTACAATCAAATGGCTATCAAAACAGTTTTAAGAAACATGTTATCGAAGTGGGGAATTTTGTCAGTTGAAATGCAAACTGCAGTCACTTCGGACGAAAAAGTATTCCGCTTGGACGATAACGATGATTTGATTGAGGAAACTACATTGAGCGCGGCAGAACCAATTGAAACTGAGATAAAAGAGGCGGAGAAAGTCGTTGATAAAGCTGATGATGAAGAACAAACGGCTTTATTCGATGACAAACAACCACCAATGAAAGATGAAGACTATCCATTTTAATGACTAGCGAGGGAGAGTTCTCCCTCTTAAATAGGAGGTTAAGCTGTGGCAAGACCAACAAAGAGCGGTCTTGATTATTTCCCTCTTGATGTTGATATTTTTGAAGATGAAAAGATAGAAGCTATTGCTGGGGAGTTTGGCATTAAAGGTGAACTAGCGGTAATCAAGCTGTTATGCGCGGTATACAAAAAGGGATACTTCGTTGTATGGAATGATTTAACGAAAGCAACACTTTTAAAACGCCTGCCTGGAGTGAGTAAGGAATTGTTAGAGCAAATTGTCATCCGCTTAGTTACATGGGGATTCTTCAATGAAGACCTGTTTAACTCGGCTAAGGTCTTGACCAGCGAAAACATCCAAGCAAATTTTTTCGAAGCGACCAAGAGAAGGAAATCACCAAAACCAACAGCATATTTAATTAATGTTGACAATAATACACAAGCAAAGGGAGTTAATGTAGACATTAATCCCCAAAGTAAAGTAAAGGAAAGTAAAGTAAAGGAGAGTATAGTAAACAACTACGTCTTTGGCGTCTTTGATTTCCTTGAAAATAATCATTTTGGGAACCCTTATTCTGAACCGATGGCTACTGATATCAGCGAATGGATAAAATCGCTAAGGAAGAAAGGGCTTAGAGATTCTCAAATCGATGAGTGGCTGATCATGGGGGCTAAAGTGGCGTCTGGGAACAATAGGCGTTTTTGGAACTACATTGACGGAATCCTAAGAAACTGGGATAACGTAGCTGCTTACACTCAAGAAGATATCGAAAAACAAAAGAAAAATAAATCAGCTGGCAAAAAACTTGAAAATACAGGCTCAAGCGAGTACGACGATTTGGGCTGGTAGGAGGTCACATGGAAAGTTTAGGACAAGCAATGCAGAAAATCATTGACCGAGTATTTATCACTGTAGGTAATTGCCCAGATTGTGGTGCTGAAATGTATCAATGGCGCGAAAAGTTGCCTAGCGGCGAAGACCGATGTGGGCCAACTTGTATGATTTGCGGGCACAAGGAACTCAAGAAAAAACAAGATTACGATACTCGCAGAATGTATAACGAAAGTTTAAAGAAACGTGCTTTGAATTACTTCAAATACAGCTCAATCGTTCCTGATAAAACACTGATTAACAAACGTATGAAAGATTACCGAGCAATGGATCGAGAGACCAAGAATGCGCTAGAAATCGCCAAAAGAGCGGTGAATGAAATTATTTTAGGGAAATCAGCTCACGCGGTATTTACTGGAAAGTCCGGTACCGGTAAAAGTCATCTAGCAATGTCAATAGCGTGGGAAGTGTTAGAACGATCGAATTACGAGAAAAACGTGTTGTTTGTCAATTACCGAGAATTATTGGACCAACTACGATTTTCGATGAACGATAAGGAAGCGCAAAAACAGATACAAGGTACATTAATGGCTGAACTGAAAACAACAGATCTTGTTATCATCGATGATATCGGGGCTGAGTTAGGTGGGAATAAAGCTTCTGATAGCTCAAGATACAACAATGATACGCTTACCGGATTGTTAGAAGCACGTCAAAATATGGCTACGGTCATAACAACAAATTTAACGGCAAAAGAGCTTCAAGAAGCTTATGGCGAGCGCATTTTATCAAGAATATTACAAAACTCAAAAGGGTTTACAGTTTCGATGAAAACGACAAAAGATAAACGATTGTTGAAAGAGGCGACAGCATGAGAATTCCAAAGAAAACGAAGTCAAAATACGGCAACAGGAAGACATATGCTCATGGGCGCTGGTTCGATTCAAAAGCAGAGGCGGATTATTACCCAATTGCGGTCGCTTATGCCAGTGATCACGCTTACGAGTTGCGACTGCAAGAACGATTGGATGTATTGCCGACTCTTAAACTTAATCAGTGGACCATCCGAAAGACGCAATATGTTGCGGATTACACCTTTTTCCACCGTGGTCAGTTGGTTCGTTTGGTGGATGTCAAAGGATTGGAAACGCCGTTGTTCAGGTTGAAAGCCAAACTTATTGCTCATAACTACGGATTAGTGATCGAGTTGGCCAAAAAGAAACGAGGCGGATTTGTGCACTATCCGTTTAATATGCCAAAAAATAAACGATTGGAGCAACTAAATGGAACTTCTTATCGATGAAACATATTTAGTTAAAGAACATGGGCGCTTTTCACATCCGATTCGAGCAGAGATAGAAAAAATCTACGAAAATAGCGTCATGGCAAAGATTATTGCAACGCATATCGAGGACGACGAACTCGTGAAGGAATCAAGCGGTCGGATGATTATCAGCAAGAAATACTTTGAGAAACAAATCAAAACTGAAAAAGCAGAGGAGAAAAACCATATGAAATTCAATCTAAATACCGCAACATTATTATTACCTGGAAAATTTGGCGCAGAAGGCAAAGAATGTTTGTCGGTATCGAAAAGCGGATTAGCGTTAAGTGGTCCAATCGTTCAACGGTTAAGCAAACCTGAATGGGTTCAGTTATACCTCGACGAGCGAAACAAGTCGGTCTTCGTGTTGCCGTGCAAACCTACCGATGAAGGGGCTAGAAGTTGTGCTCCTGCCAAAGTGAAAAAGAAAAACGGCTATCGTAAGAGCTGGACCGGTTCGATCGTGGAGAAGGTTACGGCTATTAGCGGATTTGATCTTTCAGCCTATCGTTATTATATCCAACCGGAAGAAGTGGAAGGACACCCGCAAGCGTTAGGATTCGATTTGAACAAAGCGGAGAAAACTCCAGTCAATACGCAGGAGGCCAAATGAACATCACTAGCAGAAAACGTCAGCATGTAGCTAAGGCTGTCATGAAATTCCTAGACGAGATGACGGTAGAGTTCGCTAAGGAATACCCAACAAAAGCCGTGAGAGTAGGTTACATTCTACGAGCGAATCATTATTTTGCGAAGGAAAAAATAGTGAGGCAAGATGCCATTGATTTGGTATCTGAATATTACGATGAATACGAATAAACCTAAAAGGAAGACGAAAAAATGGGAGATAAAAAAAGCATTCATGAGACCTTTTGGTCAAACGTAGAATGGCATGCGAAGAATCAAGGCATACCGATGTGTGTAATTTGTCATTCAAGGACAAAGCTAGCAAGAGAACACAAAGCAAATATTACGCTAAAGCGTGAACAAGAAATAGCAGAATTATTAGGGATTGATGATTACGCTATTTTATTTGAAAGTTAGGATAGAAAGTATAAAAGCTCCGTTAACTGGGGCTATAGCAGAAGAAAGGATTTAAAATGCTAAAAATATTGATGTTAGAAAAAATTGGTTTTAATAATTCAATAAAGCTAAATGATATTTTTGATTACAATGAAGATTCTTGGATTGTTCGAGCAATCTGCCAAAATACAATTAAAGCAAGGTATGTCAATTTGGGTGGTAGAGCTGGTTGGCAACATGATTTGATTGAGGCGGTTGTGGTGGCTCAGAGAGTGGGAACATTTAATGAAAGCAACAGAGGTTCCAAAGAAACAGAAATCACAAGCATAATCAAAACGGCGGGGGTAAATGCGCTTTCTTCTTATGAAAAACGGCGAACTGTCAAAGTTGGAGATCCTTGCGAAATTGGGGATGATGAAATCTATATAGCAAAAGAAGTTTTAAGTATTAGCTACAGTTTTGTTGATGTTGTGACTAAATTACGAGGTATTAGTGTCACTGAATTACCATTAAAAGAAACTACAAAAATCAAGAATCAAAATCGATTAAATGAACTGGGTTGGACAGTCTGCTAACGGACGGAATAACAGAAATTCGGGAGGAGATAAAATGGTGAGATCAACAAGAGGATTTACAATATATGACATACTTGGGAATCGTTTAGGTGACAAGGTACGCTCTCGCTTAATAAATAAACTAACTTATAAGTATGGTTACACATTGCAAGATATTAAACTTGCTCCGCATCCAAGAGCAATTAAAAAGTAATGGATGAAGACTATCACGTCAGAAAGGAGTGATCGAATGACAAAGACAGTTTGGATAGTTACCTGTGATGAAACTCCAAAACAGGCGTATTGGCAAAAGAGTAATGCTGATCATGAGGTTAAAGAAGGAGACGAAGTTTGCCGTGCCTATCATGATGCAACAGAAGTAGTGATTTATGATGATGAGTTTGTATTGAATGATAAGCAGCATCAAGTCCTTCGAAAATATCGAGATAAGTACCTTGAACTATACCCATTGTTTGATTGTTTACAGCTTATGTTTACGGATGAAGGTTTATCTGATGATGAATATGCAAAGACTGCAAAAGTCTTTATTGAATGGGCTTTAGAGGAGGACGGCGAATGAAAGTGAATCCAATCTTTAAATTTTTCGGTCTTGTTATGCTCATTACTCTACCAGCATTAATAGGTGTTATAGCTTGCGTAGCCTTTGGGTGTAACGGTGAAAATGTGACCGACAATGTTTTGGGGTTCTATTTTGCAGTCGTTATTTTGATTGTTGTATCAGTATGGTTGTGGGGGTGTTTCTTTGATGAAAGCTATAAAGAGTGGAAGAAAATAAAAGAGAAGAATAATAACAAACGATTGGTTCATGATAAAGAAATGCAGCGAATGAAAGAAGAAATGGAAGAAATGCGGCGGCGGCTTGATGATCGTTGGGACAATTTTTAGTTCCGTTAACCACACATATTAAATATGTAAAAGAAGGCAATAACGGAGGAAAGGAAAAAATTTATGAGTGAAATCGAATTAGGCTATATAGGTCAAGAGAGAGCCGCTAGACGATACTTAATGTCATTAGATGGCTATGGGACGGAAAAGGTTGCTTTAATGACGTCAGGCCAGGTACAAAGTGAACTAGGAAAAGTTGTGTCTGAGAAAGGACTCGTAGTCGTTTATCAGGATCAAAGTCAGGATATAGGATTAGTGCCTGAAGATGTAGCGGATCAAATTACTTGGTTAAGTAGATAA